GATGAGCTACTAGAGATGGAAGGTCAGATACGTAAGGAAAGACAAGCTACTATATATAAACAACAGAAGCTTAAAAAACAAATAGGTGAAGCTATAGCAATAATTGTTGTAGTAGCTATAGTGGGTGGTTTCTTAGCCTTACTAGGAACAGTATATTTTAATAGAGCACAAGCAGATGAGTTTAAAAAAACCACAACAGTCATTAGCCAATTGGACTAAACAAAAGTGGAGAACTAAAAGTGGCAAGCCTAGTACACAAGGGTCAAAGGCTACAGGTGAGCGTTATCTCCCTACGAAAGCGATTAAAGCTTTATCTAGTGCAGAATACTCAGCCAGTTCGGCTGCTAAGCGAAAAGCAAGTGCAGCAGGTAAACAAGTATCTAAACAGCCAAAAAAGATTGCACAGAAAACGAGGAAATTCAGATGAAACTAAAAGCATACTTGATATACTTAAACTTAGCTAAACCATTTTTAACAATAGGTAATTGGTTATACAGCAAACATGTACAAGCGTTACGTAAGTCACAAGGGAGATAGTCAATGTTTGGTGCTCTTAT